TCATTTGGTATATTTATATAAAATGTTCTTCCGTCATATCCGCCACAGTTTACTGTGTATGTTTGTTGGCTTGAACTGTTTGGACTATCTAAAAATTCTTGTGTGTGAACTCCACTAAATTGAATTGACGCATTATCACTAAAACCATTATAACTTGAAGTAGACCTTTGCCTACTTCCTATTGCATCTGCTCTAAAAATATCAGTCCCATTTCTTCTAATTGTGCTATATGGATATGCTTGGTTTGTTTGTTGTCCTACATGAAGTACATAAGAAACTAAAATTTTAGATGATGTGGCAGTTGGTGTTATATTTGCTGTTAATACTGTTGTTAAAGTTCCTGTAGCTAGTGTTAGTGTAGAGCTATCAGTCTTTGTAACTTGAACTACTTGACCAATCTTACCTACATCAACACCACTAGGCAAAGCAGTAACAGAACTGATTGATTGATTATTTAATCGGATTAATGGCATTATGCTAGTACCTCCATTAGAATTATTGAGCCAACACCATTTGGTCTAAATAAACTTGAAGCATTTAAAGTTTTTGCATACAGATTATATGTTTGACTGCTTGTTGAATTAGGTGAATGTAATGTTTGTATGCTACAAGCTGGACCAACATTACCAAAATCTGTGTCATACACTGCAATTCTTTCTCTAAGATTGGTAGTTGCATTATGATAGATAGCACCAAAGCCAAGTGTACCGTTTGAGCCACCATCCATTGTTGTTGCGAAATTTATTGTTATTAAAATTTTTGATGATGTAGATGAAGGCGTTATACTTCCTGTCAATCCTGTGTCTGTATAAGAAGTTGAAGATATATTTGTAGTCATACCACTATTTGTTGCTTCAATAACTTGACCAATCTTCCCTAAAGCTAATCCACTATCTAACTTAGCAGAGGTAATCGCACCATTGTTTATCTTAGCAGTCGTAACAGCATTACTGCCTAACTTCGCTTCGGTAATCGCTCCGTCTGCTACAGTGGTAATTAACCCTGTACCATAATGTAATATCCAATCACAAGTATCACTTCCAGATACAGTGGTATCAAAGGTAATCGTACTCCCACTGACGGAGAAGTTCCCCTGTTGCACCACACCACTAATACTAATCAATAAGTTATTAGCACTAGAAGGTACAAAGTTTACGGAGGATTTCTGTAAGGTGTAACTTGCTGAACCATTAAATGTTAAGTTATCCAGTACCTCTACATTGGATATGCTTTCTGTTCCTCTACCGATATATGCCATTTATACCTCTGGTTTCTCTGGGAATACCACAGCTTCAACATCTGCGACTGTGTTTAATCCGTTAGTAATATCTCTTAATGCTTGTCTATATGTTTTCCAAGCAGTTGGGATTGTTGTACCTGTTTCTTTTGCTTTAGTGACTATCCAATCAGTTTCATTAAGTAGTGCATCTCTTTTTGCTCTTAATCCTGCAATATGTTTTTCAAATTCACTAGGTTGTGAGTTTCTGTCGTTTTCTCTTTGATTTATTTCTTCTTGTGTTAAATCTACTAAAATTCCGTCTATATATTTTTTCATTATTCTTTTATCCCATACAAACTAACTTGACCTGATGTCATGTTGGCACTTCCTGCAGTTAATAAACTAATTATATCACAAGTTTGTGTATTAGGATTCATATATCCTTTAACATCAAATCTATTTTGTCCTGTACCTACTCTACAACCCATATAAATTACAGCTTTGTTTGGAGTATTATTGACTAAATCATATAAAGTCACTTCGCCTGAGTATTCTTGATTTGCATTAGTATTTTCATGATGACCACCAAAAGGCATCATTGTATCAGCTGTTCCAGTAATACCTGCAAATGCACTAGATTCAAATCCGTCAGCCATACCCCCTTTCTGATAATTAGCACTTGTTAATAAAGTACCACCTGAACCTATTCTTATAGCTAAATTATCAGTTGCGTCTAATTTAATTCCTCTAAAATAAATTTTATAAATTTTATATGTACTATTTATATAAGTAGAGCCAAAATCAACACTTTGAACTGAACTAGAAATTGTTGTTGTAATTAATTTTTTGTAATCAGCAGGGTCACCTGCACCACTTACAGTGCCAGTAAAGGCAAATGTATCTGCAAGATTAATACTCTCTGCTTGTATTTTAGATAATGCCATTACTCACCACCTCCATTATCTGTAATTGTGTTTCCTTCCGCTACCCATTCGAGTATTTCTTGGTAGTGTCGGTTTTCTTCGTTGTGAGGAACTGACCATTCTGTTCCGTCTGTATAGATTACTTTGTAAGTAAATTCTGTGCCTTGATATATTTTCTCTACTGAACTAATCATAATTCTGCGTCTGCTCCTACTTTACTATCATTAACATTGGTATTTTGTCCTGCAGGTCTAAATTGTGTTAAACCACTAAAATTAACAAAATATAATTGTACTCCTAAAGTAGTAACTCTACTTGCAGGTATAGAAACACTTGTAGAAGATTGTGTAAAATCAGCATTACCATCAGTAATTTGTAAAGCACCTGACTGTGTTACAGATGGTGCAGAACGCATTTGTGTTCTAAACATAGTAGTACAACCAAATCCAACACTGGTTCTCATAGAACCTTCAAATCCTTGAAGTATTTGATAATATCTTTCACATCTTTTTAAATTCACATCATAAGGTAAGAACTCAAAGTTACTAGCAGATGTACCGACTTCTGCTTGTATTCCTGTAATGTTTAAATCATAAGCAGTTGAACTTGAGTTAGAATATTGACCAACAAAAATTGCAAGATAACTTCCAGCTCCAATAGTTATTCCGTCTATAGAAGGCAAAGTTAATTGTGCTGAATAACGAACCCAACTACTAGTTAAACTAGATGTTATTTGTGTATTAACAACAACATCAGCAGGTCCACCAGAACCAAAATGTTGAGTTGCTGATACATAAAGACCACCCGTAGGTGCTGTACCTTTTGCATAAAAAGAAATAGTAATTGTTCCTTCGGGAACAGAAGTAACATCTTCAATAGGTTGTCTAATCCCTGTATAATCACTAGATGAAGAAACATTTAATCTAGCATACTTTTGCAATCCCCCTGTTTCACTTGGGTTACTATTTGTTTCTTGACTGAATGTCGTTGAACCACCAGATTGATTTACATACCATCTATCAAGAGATACATAACCATTAGAACTGCTTGATGTTCCTCTTTGTGCAACAGACATATCTCCATTGATTAAACGATTTTTGTAAGGGTGTAAGTTAGATACTTTAGAAGGTGAGATAGAACCCGCTAACATATCGTTAGTAACAGAACCGACTGCGGGTGTCTTTGTGCCGACTGTTCTTCCTAAGAATAATACCCAACAGCTATCACTAGCAGAGATAGTTCCCCCTAGTGTTAATGATGTGCCTGATACAGTATAGGTAGATACATTCTGTCTAACATTATTGACAAAGACAGCTACACTCTCCTCATCACTGACCGAATAATCTAAAGTATAAGTAGCAATCCCTGTACCAGTAATCTGTTGGGAAGCAATACTTAGATAAGTATCTGTAGGTTGTACTCCAATATATGCCATTTATAAATCCTTTAAGTTGATATGCTATCAACGTAGCTAGTTAATACATCAACAGCAGAGGCAGTATCTGCGTAAACTTTTAAAACATCGCCTGACTGCATTACAATCTTTGATCCAGAGTCAATTAATTCTAATGAACCACCTAAAGGAATAGGTGCATCTTTAATTACATAAAAATCTGTACCACTAGAACTAATTAAAACAGTCACATTAACTGCTGTAGTATATTTATTTACACATCGAATAGAGATCAAAGCATCATCGGAATTTGAAGTAACCAAAGTTGTTGGTGATCCTGATGCGTTTGAGACCGATGAGCTATAACTTCTTTCAAAATCTTGAGCCATTGTTTCTCCTTATAAAGCTATTGCCATCGCTACAGCAAAACCAGCTCCAGCTTTAGCGTCAATTTGAGTTTGTATGTTTGATGTAGCACCATTGAGATAACCAAACTCGGTGTTATCGACAGTGCCAGAACCTATCTTGGTAGCGTTAATACTATTAACAGCTAAAGATATAGTTCCACTTGATGTCACTGGGGAACCAGTAATTGTAAATTCAGAACTACCACTATCTGCAACAGCTACCGAAGTTACTGTTCCTGTATTGGCTGGTTCGATAATTGTAAAAGTAATATTACTTGATCCTAAAGTTGCGTCAGTGTCAGTAGTACATAAATAGATTGTATCTCCATTGGTCGTACCTTCTTGAACAACAACAATCTGACCAGCTAATTCTGCTATTGTATCATAGTCAGTATTTCGAGTAGCAGTACCACTGGCCACCACATCATAAATACCATTCTCACTAGCATCTGATTGGTTTTTAACTAAAACCTTGTTTCCTGTAACAAGAGTAATACCATCAATCGTGTCGCCATTTTGTAGGTCAGCAGTAAGATCAATATTTGTAGTTGTTGCTACTCTTGTAATAATTCTTGTTTTTAATCCAGCGACTAAGTTATCGACATAAGTCTTAGTAGCGACATCAGATCCAGCACTTGGTGAACCCATGCCTGTAACAGAACCACCGGTGATTGCCACACTACTCGCATTTTGTGTAGCCATTGTGCCTAATCCAAGATTAGTTCTTGCTGTTGAGGCAGTAGTTATATCGGATAAGTTATTAGAAGCTGTTAACTTAGAGTCAATCTGTGTTTGAATAGCAGAAGTAACTCCATTTAAATATCCAAACTCTGTATTAGATATAGTTCCGTCATGAATTTTAGTAGCATCAATCGTACCAGCTAATTGTGCATTACTTATTGTTCCTGTTAAGGCACTTGCTGGATAACTAGTGGCATCTTGTAAGTCAAAAGCTGGAGTAGCGTCAGTAGCTCCAAGAGCTAGAGAAACACCACCATAACTGACAGTTGAGTTTGTCAGGCTAGAATTACCAATGTTCGATAAGGTATTAGAAGAACCACTAATCGTTTTGTTTGTTAGTGTTTGTGTTCCTGTTAGTGTTGCAACAGTAGAGTCAATAGCCAGGGTAACATTGTTGCCTGATGCTGTGGAGTCAATACCAGTGCCACCTAAAATGCCTAAAGTTTCACTATCCAGGTCAATCGCTATTGTTGAAGTTCCGTCTGTAAGGTCTAAATCCTGGGCCGTTAATTGAGCATCAACATAAGCTTTAATAGATTGTTGTGAAGCAACAGCAGTAGCACTGTCTGATACCATGTCATCTTCGTCTTTAAAGGCAGTACCAGAGATAGCTGTGTTAAGGACAGGGCTAGTTAGTGTTTTGTTAGTAAGGGTTTCAGTTCCAGCTAATGTAGCAAAGTCATTATCAGATAAGGCAGTATTAAATTCAGCAGTTGTTCCTGTCAGGGTGTTTGTACTGAGATCGATTGATTTATTCGATAGGGTGACAGTACCAGAAGTGACAAATGCTTTTGTGGATTGTTGTGAAGGAGGAAGAATAGCTGAGTCAGAAGACATATCATCTTCATCAATAACAGGAGTAGCTGGATTACTAAAAGTAGA